CCGCCCCACTCGGCAAGCTTTGAAGGGGATCCGATATCGAAGAAGTCAACGATCTCGTCCCAGATCGCGCTTGCAAGGTTCTGAACAGCATCAACAAGACTGTCGATCATGCCCATAAGTCCGTCGATAATGCCTTGAACGACGTTCTTACCAAGAGTCAGCCAATCGTATTCTGAGAGCGTATCGACAATATTGACGATGAGCTCTCCGACTGTTAACACAAGATCAGGAATCGCTTCAATAAGGCCAGCACAGAGCTCGCCTAAAAGAAGGATACCCTGTTCGAGAATTGTTGGAAGATTCTCCAATACTGTAGCAGCAAATTGAGCGATAACAGATACAACAGAAGATCCTATCTCAGCCAGGCTGGAATCTTGAGTTATTCCCTGAACAAAGCTCAAAATGAGCTGCACTCCATTCTCAAGGATTGTCGGAAGCTGCTCCAATATAGCCGATGAGAATTCAATTATCAGCTCTCCGGCTGTTGTTATCAGGTCAGGCAGCGCAGATAAAAGCCCAGAAACTACCGACATAAGAAGCTCGCCGCCCGTAGTAATGAGACTGCTGACTCCTGATAATATGCCAGACGTAAGAGTGCCAACAATAGACGTATCTGTGCCAAGGATCTCTCCGGCTGCCAGGCTTATCGAATTTTTCAATGTGCTGATAAGATTTGAGCCTATCGAAGCCCAATCTGTATTAATCAAAGCTTCGCCCAAGGCAAAAGCCAGATTGAAAGCCGCCTCAATAAGATATGGAGCAGCTTCTACTATTGCAGTGACAAGCCCCGTCACGATGTCAATTCCCAGCTGCACGATCTCCTCGGGATTATTATTAATAATATTGAGCATCCCGATAAGCGTTGAGCTTAGTCCGCTAAGCAGCTCTGGAAGCGCTGAAAGTATATTCCCGACCATCGGGAACAAATTATCTAGGAGAAAATTCTGGACTGATACTCCGAGCTGTGCGAGCGCCGGAGTTATGTCTTCTCCGAGTGCAAGGTTAGCCATCAGATTCGTAGCGCTTGCTTGCATTGCTCCAAGAGATCCCGAGAAGGTCGAAGCAGCTTCATCCGCTGCAACTCCCGTTAATCCCAGATCTTCCTGAATGACATGGATAGCTGCATATACATCACCAAGATTATCGATATTGTATTCAACTCCGGACAGTTCCTGAGCGTCAGCAAGAAGTCGCTCCATCTCTGACTTTGTACCACCATACCCAAGCTTGCTCGTTGTTAATCTGCAATTTCATTGTGTTATAGTTGCAGGTCAGACTATCGCTTCATCCTCTCGGATGCTCTCTCACTTAGTCGTTCACGCTGGCATTACCCTTGCGCCCTGTCGTCCTCTTCAGGAGTTCCAAGTCAATCAGAGAGAGTTCGCATTCCGCCCTTCATTTATGCGGCGAATGCCCCCATTGTGTTAAGGTTGTCGAGCATGGTGTAGTTCTGTTTGCTGAATCCAGCATAAGCCGTCTGAATCGAAGTTATATCAGTTCCCATCTTGGCCGAATTGTCGGCCATGTCCATAATAGCTGTATTAGCAGCCTCGGCCGCCTGAACCATATCGCCGCCAAATGCAGCTCTAAGGGAAGCGCCAAAAGATACAGCTTGCTCCGCGTAGTCATTGGCGGAGATTCCAGCCGCAGCTGCTTCAGCTGCATAAGCTTTTGCTGCTCCGGCTGCCTCGCCGTACAGCGTATCGATTCCACCAAAAGACTGCTGAAGATCTGCCCCAGCGTCAAGTGTTTCTTTCAGCGCCGTGCCGATTCCGGCCGCGGCTATTACTCCCTTGATAGCTCCGACTAGGTTAAGTCCGGCGCTTTGCCCGGCGGCTGTAGCTTCGCCGCCAAGAGCCGATGATATTGATCCAGATATGCCTTCAGCCGACGGGATTATCTGCACATAAGCTTTTCCAAGATCACTCATGATTAATCCTTTCCCATTCGGTCAAGAAGTCGTCCGACGTGTCGAATCCTTGGACTTTCTGATCTTCTTTTGTGTTTAATAGGATCTTAACGAACGACTTCGGTTGATTTCGTTTCTTAACTGCGTCTTTGGTTTTGAAATAAACGTTTTTGGCTGTATTATCTGCAATATGAGCAAGGAGCAGTGTATCAAGGTCGTACTTGATCCCTGATATAGCCATCTTGATACGGCTATCAACTTTAAGGCCGCTGGCAAGCGTGGCTGCATACTCAACAGGCAGATCATACATCGAATAAATGTGATAAGTCTCAGCAAAGTCGCAAATAAGAGCATCCTCGTCCAACGCTATGAGCTTGGCGAGGACTGCGATTTTTTTGCATCGCCTATCTGCTTCAAAATCTCCTTAAATTCCGACATTACAAGCTCGACGGATGCGACTCCATCCTTATCCTCAAGATGCTTGATAAGCTTAGCCTCTCCGTCTTCTCCTAACAGAAAAGGCACCACAAAAGTGATGCCTTCCAGGAGTGTTGATTCGTCTTTACTTTCACATTTGACTAAAGCTCGACAAAAGCGCCAATCCTTAGCCTTTTTTTCGTTTAGATTGCAGCTAAATCCGCTTTTCGTTTTAATCTTCATACTTATCCCCCATTTATCAAGCCTTGATATATTCGTAGTGAGTATTCCCGTCAGAGTCAGGAGTACAGCTCACTGTCGTCTCGTATCCGGCTGCATCTTCATCTGTGTATTCGATATCTCCAAGCTCTGAGATCTTGCAAGCCGGGATTACTACGCGCTTTGCTGTATTTCCTGACAAAATCATATCGATAACGAGTGATACAGTCTCGACTTCCTTTGAGTTGGCTGTGATAGCGATTCCTGTGGTAAGATCGCCTGTTACGTTATCAGAACCATAGACGAATTTAAGAACATCAACGTTCTTGACTTCGATGAGTTTGAATTTGTACTTGTCATCCTTGGACTTCTGGATAACAAGAACTGTCTGGCCGCCCCAAGCTTTTATCTCTTCTGTTTCCAAATCGGTGGAGTTTGTTAGGCCATCGTCCGAAACGAATCCGAGATTTTTGAAGGCATTGTCAAGAGTTGTATCTGTATCTGTCGGAAGAGTTGTTCCGACAGGAGCAGCAAAAATCGCTCCGCCGATTTTGGGTTTTCCAGCGGAAACGTTAGCAGCGTTATTGTTTGCCATTTTTCGCCTCCTTAATAATGATAAACATCAAAAACAGCCTGATATCTGTATCTCTTTTCGCTCGTATCTGTGTAGTTATAATCAGAATTAAGATGCACAGATACGATGTCCGGAGATGTGATAAGGCCTTCGTTTCCATCAAGCATCGCAGTCTTAAGCTCTTCATTGAGCTGTGCCGCTATATACATGGAAGCTGCATAGCTCTTAATTGCCAGGACTGCGCTTTTGATATAATTCGTTTGGCCGCCGCCTGTCTTTTCAATGATTATGAAAGATGCCGGAGGATCCTTTGGGACTTCCAGCAACACAGGCACGGCCATCTTTGTCTCCAAGAAGTCCTTTACAATTAATTCGATCATGCTCCAAATACCGCCTTCAATATTGAATTATCTTTCAGGTTCTCGCTTTTGGCTGCGTAGCTCACGGCAGCCACTTCTGCGTTGGCTCTTGTCGATCCTACGTAAGTAGATACCTCATAACCTTCTCCGAGTCTTCCAACAGCCGCATTTGCGTACTCTTTTAATACGTTTTGCATCTCGACTGACTGCATGAGCTCTTTGATTCCGTTTTGATTGCGCTCGAATCTGACCTTAGCCATAGCGTTCTACCTTCACATTTTGTCCCCATCTCAGAGGAATATTCTCCTGGATTCCCGTCTGAGGATATCCGACTGTCCTATAGGGTTCGCCCCAGATAATCACTTCCGCATCAGTCCAATCATGTGTATCACCCTTTGGAATTCCGAGGATGTATTCTATCTTCTTCCCATACATCTGCACGGATGCTGTGATGTCGTCCGTCGTTGGCTGCCCAACAAGAACATCAGGGATATCGACAGGCACCTTTTCGACAATCGGAGCTCCGAACGGATCTTCTCCGGTCACAGTAT